ATTGTAGCTATATAGTATAATTCTAATAAAGGGCTTACAGAACTTATAAAATCTCCACCAGCAACTATATTATTAATTGCAGTTCTTAGAGCTATAGCATTAACAGTGTTATTCAGTCCATTTCCTAGACAAGTTCTGTTATTACTTTGGTCAAACACAGATATTTTACAATCAAAACTACCTCCAATATATTTTTTATTGTTATACACAACTATTATATTAACCGTACCATTCACTGTATCCTTTCCTATCTTTGACCACTGGTTGTTGCTTGGGGTGAATTCTGCAAAATAATTTCCACCAGAACCAGGACCGATTATGTTTATAAAATCTCCTCCAATATTAATTTTATCTCCTATAGTTACTATACTGTTAACTGAATCATTTGAACCAAAATTAGGTGAACCTAATGCGTTCCAAATGTTGGTTAATTTATTCCAACTAACAAGTTTTTTTAATTCTGGCTCGTCCTGAACTTTATCAAAAGACCCACCAAAATATACTAGTGTAGCAGTTACAGAAATAGAATAAACTGTTTTAGTACTAGTGCTAGTATCAATTCCATGAAATGAACCAGATGTTAATCTACTATATTTATTATTTGTTGTCCATTTTGCAACACGATTATATTCTGTAATACCAATATCAACAAATGCTCCACCAATCCATAGGGTTACTTCTGTTACGTTGAATGTATCAGATACAATTGAGTAAACCGCCGCATCAGGACAATCTGCATCTAATTCGTGCCAAGAATTATCAGTTATGTCAAAATAACAAATATGATTTGTATTTGAAACTGAGTTACCATCTATATCTAGTGCGCTGGAAAATTCACCTCCAACAAATACTTTAGTGTCTACTATACAAATAGCGTGAACAGTGCTTTCTACCCCACCGGCTAACATATTCCATGTGCTGGTATTATAATCAAAATAACAAATGCGATTTAGTGTTACACTTGCGTCGTTAGTTGCGGTAAAATTACCTCCAGCATAAAGTCTGTTTCTTGAAGGATCAAAAGCTAAGGCTTCAACTTTATCGTTAAGACCTGACCCTAAAGATGCCCAATCAGGACTTTTATTTGTTTCAGAATTTATACCTAATAAATGATTAAAACAGTTATCTGGTATAACAGATGTTGCTCTACAATAGTTAAATATTCTAGTAGAAGAACCTTTACCGCTCATAGAACCTAAATTAACAGTAGCTGCTCCAACACCAGAAGACTTTTGTCTCTTTGCATTTAATCCCAAATATGAAAATCTGTAATCTGTCATATATTATATTATATAGAAAAATAATTAATATACAATATAAAAAATAAAAATATAAAACTAATTGAATTGGACAACTATTTCGACCTTTTCTTTTTTAATGCTCTTAGTCGCTGATATAGATAATTCTTCGCGCTTCTTTCTTGTTTTAGAATTATCAACAATTATCTCTTTTCTTTTGGATGTGCTGTTACGACTATTCATATCTTTTTCAATAGTATCATAATGTTGTTCGATGTATTCAATTACTTTATTCTCTAGAGCCCACTTGAAAAAATTCAATTGTCCAATAGTAGTTTCAATAAATTTGCCTTTAGTATAAGGGATGCTAATGCGATCCCATCTGCAAAACGGGTCAAAACGTTTCTTACTGTAAGCCTTTAGCTTAAGTTTGTAATCATCATATACTTTAAAACGTCTAGCAATATTATCAACGGTTTGTTCAATGGTATATAAGGTGTAATACTTCTTTGCATAATTAGTGGCAAACCAATCAACAATGCGTAAGGATATTTTGGATTCACCTGTAATTATTCTGAGCATTTTATCTAAATTATTATTTGGGTCATAACAGCCATCTATTTCAGTGTTATAAAAATGTTGTAAATTCTTTAGTAATAGGTCGTTTTGAGTTGTATAACTAGAGTTGTTCATTATTTAAGTTTTCGGATAATTTGTTTAAGTAGTTTTTATGTTAATATTTATTTTTCATATATTTAACGAAATTAATATCTCTGATAATATTATTATGAGTTCTTTTATGGATACATATTTTGGTCCTCTATCTAGAGAGTATTGCGTCTATTTTTATGCCTTGTCAATAATTTGCGGTATACTATTTGTATCGAGTGCCATTTCTATATCATATTTTATGATTATGCACTTTAAGAAGGTGAACACTATGTTTGTTCTAAATTCGTTGCTATTATTATTTAACACATTTTTGGCGTATATTGCTAACCGATTGCTTCACACAATGTGTGTAAAAAGCGTTTAAAAAGCGTGTAAAGCATTATAATCTTCTTTAAACATTAATTCTAGTTCCTCTTCTTCACTTTCTTCTTCCAATTCTACGAATCCGTGCATTAAACTAATTTCGTGTTGTGTTAAATGTGGTTGTCGTCCTAATATATCCCCGTCACCTAAATATCTATCTTCTTCACAATCACCATATTTTTCACCATTACCTCCAAATATTACGTATTTGGCACACATATAAGCCGTTAACTTTTGATAACGACTTATAACTCTTAAACTAGGACATTCATTTTGTAAAGTATATAATATCTGTTCTTCATCATACTTAAATGGGTTATTACGTAAATCTCTATCTGATAAAGTCAAAAATTCTCTCATATATTAATTTGTTAGTTTATATTTATATTAATTTTTACAAAATGAAATTTTTAAATGGATCAGATACAATATAAAGATATAACAATTTATATTGTATAATGGAAAATACATATATTAAAACAGATAATAACAGAATTATAAATGAAAGATGTATAACGTGGATACAAAAAATGAATGATTGTTTAGAAGTTTGCGTCAAAACAGATGGTTGTAGTATTCGAAGCGGAGATACTCATAGAATATGTAAATTCAATAATCCAGATAGTTATAATAAACTTAATAAACATTTTGAGTAAATAAAAACAGATGTAAATCTTTAAATGTGTATATAAATATTTATTGAGAATTTTCTTCATTATTATTCTCTTTAGCTCTTCCCTGAGTTGTATTAATTGGTTTTAAAAACATATCACGAGTTACTATATCATTTACATAACTAGATTGTAAAAATGGGTTTACTCCACGTTGGGCAAGCATTTCACGATCTGCCATTTTCGTGTCAATTGATTCACGCCTTGTTCCACTGGAATTTTGATTTCGTGAAAACGAAGAATTCGTAATATTGATTAAGTCAGAATCTTGATTAAAAAATGTATCATCTGCTAAAGATTGATTAATAGCATTTGTTTGACTGTCGTATTCGTATTCTATATTTTGTTTCTCTTGTTGTTTTTCTTGTTTTTCTGGTCTGGCACTCTTATAATATGCTTCACCTGTGCTCCATTTCCAAGTATTCATTATTATAATACTTTTTAAAATAATGAATTTATAAACTTATAATTGTCCTTCCTTTATAATTACCATATTCTTAGTAAACATAAATGCATCTTTGTTAGTTCGTCTTCGTTTCAAATTACATTCTAAACATGCTATTAATAAATTACCACTATTATGTCCTATATCATTATTAATTCTGTCAAGAGACCATTGTTTCATTTCTCTAACTCTTTCATACAAAATATAGACTTCTTGAGAACAATATTTACATTTCATTTTACACTCAAGTAACAGTTCAATTACTTCGTTAAATTTAACCAAGCTATCTTCGTTTAATCTTTTCTTTAATATATCTTGTTGCTTATAACTACATATTTTTGTTTTTATGTGTGATGTTATTAATGCGGTATATTTATTCTTTTCTAATGTTTCATTCTTTATACATTCTAAAATATTCAATTGGATTTCTTGAGATAGTTGCTCTTCATTTAATCCCCAAGTTTGGGTTTCTACTCTCATTTTTCTTTCCTTTTCGTAATTTATGTTTTTTGTATTCGTTTTTATATTTGTGTTTATATTTTTACTTTTTTGTGTGTCTGCAATAATTATATGTTTTGTATTACTGTTTTCGTTATTGGGATAATCCATCATTTCCTATAGCCTATACTAACAAAAAAAGACTTTATAATAAAACCAATATAAAAAGTATATGTAATATAACTGTTTTATTATATATAAAAAAAGTGAGTTAAAATCTATTTAACATATTATATTATAAATGAATAAAGAAACTCAAAATAGCGATTGTAACGAACTTAAAACATTAAAATATAAATCTATGATTTTAAATGGTATGCCTTGGCCCGAAAGTAAATCATCTACCGATCTAGCTAATCTAGATAAATTTCTTGAAAATGAAAAAATAAACAACGCCAGTGAACCTTGGAGTAAACTGGATAAAACAGCTAAAATTAAAAAATTATCCTTATTTGCGGTTGTATATAAAACACAAAATAACTTATCTGACGATGAATATAACCGGCTTATTTCTTTTTTTAGAGATTGTTTGGATAAAAAGAAATTACAGCGAGTGAAAGATGTAAGTTATAATAAAGATACTGGTGAAATTAAAGACATACCTGCATTATATTTCAATAAACCAACAAACCATTTCACATTAAAAAATGTCGATAAGCGTGTTTCAACCGTAAGAGGTCTCGCTCCTAAGAAAAAACAGGGAACCGCTAAAAATCTTAAGGTAATCGATACTGATTCTGAAAACGAAGATTAAATTAAATAAAATTGATTTTTGTATTGATATAGAAATAAAATATATAACAATATAGAAACACAAATGACCGAAAATACCGATTTATTAGATATAACAGAACAGATTATTCCAGAAGAAGACCCACGTTTCTTTAACGATGAAGAGTCGTTAGAAATATATCAAACATGTATTCATCTAATGGAAGAATTTATTGCAGATAATCCAAAGATTATTTCAGAACCTGATTTTGACGAGATATTTGATGAAAATATTCAAGAATTAATGCACTCTCATTTTGATTTTGACATATTTTATACGGAAGAATCACAAGAAGAAATGGAAGAAATCATTGAACACTCCAAAACCGATTTCTTTAAAGATCATATGCCACCTCGTTCTTATCCTGATACAATTATTTTAGAGGAACCTGACCACGAATATATTAAAGAACAATTGGATATTTTAAGAAATAAACCTCAGCCTACTCAACGAACAAAAGAATGGTACGAATTTCGCCATAATTTAATTACAGCTTCCAATGCCTACAAAGCATTTGAAAATCAAACAACACAAAATCAGCTTATTTATGAAAAATGCCAACCATTAAATCAACATTTATATGTAGACGGTGATGACCTTGAAGATAATGAAGATAACGAAGATTTAAAAGAAATTAAAGAAATAAAAGAAATAAAAGAGATTAAAGAAATAGTTATGGTAAACACTAACACTACTTTACATTGGGGGCAAAAATACGAACCATTATCCGTCAAATATTATGAACACGTATATGGCACGAAGATAGAGGAT